AGTGCAACCGCTCAATAGCATCGTCATAGATGCGAGTGTTATAACAAGGCTGTGATTTAATAATCTTTCTGACAACTTGCACTTTGTCTTGTGTTGCTTGTTTGATTTCATCATGGATTACTCTCTGTTGCTCTACTGCTTGGCGTTCTACTTCAATCGTATCTTTTAGCGATTGGTTTACTTGCTCTTGGCTTTTTATGGTTTTGGCTTGCGCTTGGTTTTCGGTTCTTAACTCATCTATATTCTTTGATTGGTGCCAAATCCAACCGCACAAGCCAAAAATGGTTAATGCGATAATTGAGATTGCGTAGATTTTAAATCTGCTAAACATAATGCTCTTTCCTTTTCTCTACGCTTAACTAAGCCTTGCAGCTTTCGCCCATCAGCATAAACCCAGAGTAGAAGTTGATTACACCCAGCAACATAATTACCGTTTCGCACTAATCGAAACATTGTTGAATTTTTAAGATTACCGCATCCGTTATTAAACGTAACAGATACCATAGCATCAAACACAGATTGTGGTAGTGTTCTGCCATTGGCGTATCTATCAACGCACGATTCGGCAAGTTTAATATCGTTTTTCCATCGGTATGCGATCTCTTCATTTGTGTATTTTTTGTTAGGCTCTATCTTCTGTCCAGAGTATTCTGTTGAGCCGATACCAACAGTCAATACATCAGCAGGGCATTTATATGGGGTAGCCATACAACCCTCTGCATTACCGATTATCTCTGCTCCAGCAGGGCTTAATCTTAGCTCGCCGCCAAATTGAGAATACATAATCCCAATAACAGCAATAACGGAACAAGCACCAAGCGCTTTTCTAGTCTTCCCTAACACCATCATCAAGCCCCTGTTCTAATAGTTTCATTCTCGCCCGATGCATTTCTTCCGCTCTGCGCTCTTCGTTCTCTCTTACTTTGCCCTCTTGGCATTTAGCGTACATATTAACGAGACCACTGATTAAACCAATAATCAAACCAAAAATAGCCAGCCATTCCTGAAATGAATACATTGCCCAGAATGCGCCAAAGCCAGACCAAAAAATACTTTGATTCCCTGCGTCTTTTAACATTCTCATACTCCACCTCGCTGTTTGTTTGCGGGGCAATAAAAAAGCTCATGCGATAAACATGAGCTTGGTGTTTGGATAATAAAAAACCCCGACCGTTTCCGATCAGGGCTGTTTCTAAACTTATTTTGCGTTCGCTATGCGCTAAAACCGCAACTTATACCTTATACTACTATTTCACTTGCAAGCTGTCAACACTTTTTCACAAAAAAATAAATTAAAATTTTTAAATTTTTTTTAAAAAAAAGCTTGACTTGTTTTTATTTGAGCCTTATAATAGGCTCATCTAAACAAGAGATGGCTACAGAGCCGCTAACTAATAAGCCTAAAGGAGGCGATTATGACAACTCAAACTATCCAAATCACAAAACCACAATTAATTGGCTCAGAAAAACAAATTAGATGGGCTAATGACATCATTAACAACATCATCACTATCCTTGGTGAAATCGAAATCCCTCAAGGAGCAACAGTAGAACAAGTTGCTCACGTGCAAAAAATTGTAGACACATTCTTTGGACGTCAAGAATCTTGGGTTTGGATTGATAAATATAGCCAATTCACAAGCGAAACACCGAAAAAAACAATCTTTGCAGTAGTTATGGTTGATGGCGGTAAAAAATAATAAATAAGCCCCGAAAGGGGCTTTAGGTTAAACCTGCGAGGAGAGCGAAATGAACTACAAAGAAATTATGTACACAGTCGGAGAATTAGTGAGATGCATCTACGGCTCTGATGTACCAGCTAATGTACAAAACACAATCATCAGATTCCCTTCTAAAGGCGTTGGCTTAATGAGCCAACGCGGAGATATCATCAATGCACCAGACCAAGATGAGGTTATGCGTTTAATGGATAAAATTCCTAGCGATTTAGTTGATCCAAAAGACAAAATGGAATTTGAGGCGCAGGGCGCATTTTGGTTAGGTTACTATCATTACGCCAAGATAACAGACGATGTCGCAAACTATGGCGCTAACGAGTTAGCTGTAGTAGGCAATGCTTTATATGGCGACCAATGGCAAACTGCCCTATCTAGAGATCTTAATTTATCTAGCCCAAGACGTATGCGAGCATGGATTTCTGGTGAGCGAAAAATTCCCACTGGCGTTTGGTTTGATATCATCTCACTACTAAAAGCAAGACAGTTAAAAATTGAAGAGATTATTAAAAAACTAGCATAAATAAAAATGGCGCTTTGATTGCGCCTTTTTATTATCCTAAAAACATAAATTTAATTTTAGCGGCAACAAAAGCGCCTTTTAAAAATCTAATGCCTTGCGCACGCTCTCGGTACATTTTGGCCGGTGAGATATTAAGGGCATTACAAATCTCTCTCTCGCTTGCTTGTTGAATGTATAGAGCCATTAGAATTTGATACTGCAATAAATCATCATCGTGTAGGTTCATTATTTGCTTTTCGATTTTTAAACACTCGTCATCGGTTAAGAACTTGATATAAGCTTTTCTTGCTGTCGGAATCACGGGGATTGAAATTGTCGTGCTTGGGTATTCTGTCCCAATTCTGTCACGCCCCCAACAATTACCCCATTTTTCCAAGATACGCTCAACGCTATAAGTCATTCTCAAGCTCCTTAACTTTTGCCTTGTAGATTTTAATTTGTTCTTTGATTTCTTCGATTGTTAGTTTTAATGGCGGATGGTCTTGCCGCTCTAAAAATTCCACTCGCTCAATACCAATTTTTTTAACTAGATTTATTCTGTACTCTATGGCGTTTCCGCTCTTCCAGTCGTTACAAGGGGCGCATTGTTTGTGTATATTGTCCTCGTTAAATCTTAACTCTGGGCAGGCTCCACGACTTCGATAATGCCCTGCGTGCCACTGTCCTTTGTGATATTTTCCGCAAGATATACAAGGCTCGTTTTTATCTCTCAAGCGGATAAACTTATTTACCCAGCTTTGTAAATCATCAAGCCACTCGGAGCGGCTTTTGATTTTTAGTTTAAGTGCGGTCATCCTTTTTTTGGTTTCTAACCGCTCTTGTTTATCTTGTTTCTCTCGTTTCTTTCTTGCCTGCTCTTTTGATAACGCTATCGCACATTTAGGTGAGCAGACTTTCTGCATTGAGCTGATAGTTTTTACAAAGTAACAACCGCATACTTTGCATTTAGTTTCTTTAGGTTTACTCATATCTACCACCATTTACCAGTGATTAGGATTACTACTAGGCATAAGCAAGTGTAACTAGCGATTAAAATCCATAATTCCTTGTTATTCATCATCGGCTCCGCATATAAAACAAATAATCACAAATACAACCACAAAGAGAACTGCTGCTAAGGCTATTTCTTCTTTCATTCGACTTTATCCTTAACGTATTTAAGTTCGTAGTATTTCTTTTTAAATTTTAAAAGCTCGCTACTTAAAGCCTTTTCCGATGAAAAATCAGCACAAATAACAACACCCATGACAAAAGATGAAAAGCTCAAGAGCAAAGATAAAACCCCAAGCGTGCCATTTGATAAATATCCAATAGCAAATCTCCCGATGATGATTAAAATAAAAATTAACGTTCTCATAGCTTAAAACTCCAATTTGTCATTAAACTTAACACCGTTCTCTACACCCCAAGCGGTTGTGTATTCGATAAGACTTGCCATTCTTTTAACCCCCATTTTTGAGGTTCTTTCTCGAACGTTTACTAACTCACCCTCAATTCCAGTAACTAGCTTGTATGGCTGTTTTGTTGCGATTGTGTGTCCGCTAACGATTAGATTTTTCCATCCGTAAATATCGTACTTATCACCTTGCCAAGTGGCTTGTTTTGAAATATCGCCTAACATCCCGTGAAATTTATTATTCTGCTCCATTGAGCGTGTTTTAACCTTGATTTCTATAACGAGTGGATTCTGCTCATTGATTGGTAAATTTCTTATTAATTCCATTGCATTTCTGCGTACATTCTCGTTAACTAGAAACATCGGCTTGAAATTAAATTCCATTTACACAATCCCCATAATCTCTTTAATCTTAGCCACTCCACTTTTTGCCACCTCTGGGCTAATCGCTTTTGGCTTTTGCTCCAGCAACTCTGGAATTTTTGGGAATTCAAATCCTGTTTTAACTTTCTCGATAACTTCTGAAAGGATTTTCGGCATAGCTCTTTGGCAATCTTCCCATTTTTTCTTGCCGTACCCGTCATAGATTGTTTTTAACAAGTAGTACTCTGCTCTTGAACGGAATTTGAAGTTATGAGGCTCTTTCGCATAACCGAAGTATTTTTGAAGTCGAGCCTCTAACTCTTCTAGTGTTGGTAATCCTAATTCGTGATTGTCGTAGTTGTTGCACCAAGAAATAAATTCGCCTACACTTGGCAAATATCCGTTTGTTTTAGCTCTTGCAGCAGCCATTCCACGCTTAACTTGATCAAATGTTTTAATTCCGTTTTCGGCAAAGCCTAAAATCCATTGTTGTTTAAGAATTTTTAATTGTTCAGGTTGAACCGTTAAGAGCGTTGGGCAAGATGCGATCAGTTGCTCGAAAACTCTGTCAATTAACTTCTCTGCGATAACTGGAGCTTGTTTTGTTGTAGTTTGGTTTAGTGTTGTTACTTGGCTCATTAGAAAACTCCTTCCCAATCTTCTTCACGATTCCACGGCTGCGCATTCTTTTCGGTAAATGTCATTTTTTGCGGTTGTCGATGGATGACTCCATCACCTCGCCAATCCCATTCGGATTTAAATCCACGCCAATTACGCTCGATGGATATTGTGATTGCCTCGGCAAGAGGTATTCCAGCTTTGTCCGCCTCACGCTGAAAGCCTTTCAGTGAGAGGCGGACA